CACCTTTTAGTAATGCAGTTAATGAGGGGCTACTCGATCCAAAACGCTGTATACAAATTGGTATACGCGGCGCTCTTAATGATCCTGACTTATGGAAGTTTAGTTATGACGTTGGTATGCGAGTTATAACTATGGATGAATTTGAGGAGAAAGGATTAGATTATGTTAAACATGAGATAGACAGAGTAATTGGTACTGGTCCAACATATGTAACATTTGATGTTGACGGATTAGATCCTGTTTATGCCCCGGGTACCGGAACACCAGAAATAGGTGGACTAACTACACGCGAAGCGTTAAATATAATTAGACACCTTGGCGGAAAGAATTTAATAGGTGGTGATCTTGTTGAAGTTTCTCCGCCATGGGATCAGACTGGTAACACAGCAATGGTAGGTGCAACTTTTATGTACGAAATATTATGTGTTATCGCACAAGGATTGCAAAATGGCAAAACAAAGTCTAAATGAATTTGATGTTTTTTATATTAGTTTTGATGAACCTAATGCTGAAAAAAATTATACAGACTTGGTTAATAAAATTCCGTGGGCGCAGCGTACACACGGAGTTACAGGATTTGACAGTGCTCACAAAGCGTGTGCAAAGGCAAGCAAAACAGATAGATTTATTACAATAGATGGCGACAATATTGTTAACGAAAAGTTTTGGGATCAAACATTAGAAATCGATCCCGAGTTACACGAAAAAGCAATTTGGAGTTGGAGTAGTAAAAATATTATTAATGGATTAGTGTATGGTAATGGCGGAATAAAACTTTGGCCAAGAGAATCAACACTTGTAATGAAAACCCATGAAAATGCAGAAGTAGAAACATCTGCTATTGATTTTTGTTGGGATTTAGATTATACTCAAATGAATGACATTTACTCAATAAACTATCCTAATGCCAGTCCTTATCAAGCATTTCGTGCAGGATTTCGCGAGGGTGTTAAAATGTCATTAGCAGAAGGCGACAAAGTAAAACCAGAACCCGGGGCATTTGAAAAAGCAATTTGGCATAAAAATTATACACGATTACTTATCTGGTGTTGCATTGGTGCCGATGTTGAAAATGGTAATTGGGCAATATATGGAGCAAGACTTGGTTGTCAACTTACTAACCTAGATCCAAATTTTGATATACATAATATAAGAGATTATGAATGGTTTAAAAATTATTTCAATACAGAAATAGAACCAAATATTACAGAAGAAAATATTAATGAAAAAATTATAGAAACAGGTAATGTTTTGCGTTCAGATATTGGTATGCAAATAGGTGAGATAACTGCTAATGCTAGTAAATTTTTTAAACGTGTTTATATTAATCCATCACGAGTAGAAGAATTAGTAATAAGGAATTAAAATGGTTATCGAAGATGTAAAAGCGGTATTAGATAAAGTTAGTCCTAGTTTCTGCTTGGCTAAATGGTACCAAGTTACTGTACATTTACAAAATGGACATACGCATAGTTGCCATCATCCTGGTACACATAAAGTGCCATTAGAGGAATTAAATAGCAATCCTACAGCATTACACAATACACAGTTTAAAAAAGAACGCAGAAGAGAAATGCTCGAGGGCACACGACCAACCGAATGTCAATATTGTTGGAATGTAGAAGATAGTCCGGGACAAAATTATAGTGACCGGCATGTTAAAAGTGCTGAATCTTGGGCAATGCCAGGGTTCGATGATGCTGTAAATCGACCATGGGACGACGATCCTAATCCTACATATATGGAAGTTAGTTTTGGAAATATTTGTAATTTTAAATGCATGTATTGTTATCCAAATATTAGTAGTCAATGGTATGAAGAATCTGAAACATACGGACCATATCCAACCAGCCAAAATTTTGGAAGTCTCGATCATTTAAAAATAAAAGATACCAAACCTATTCCCGAAAGAGAAGAAAATCCATATGTTGAGGCTTTTTGGAAATGGTGGCCACAACTATACAACTCGTTACATACATTTAGAATTACAGGCGGCGAACCGCTTTTAAATAAAAATACATTTAAAGTATTAAAACAGATTAATGCTAACCCAAGAAAAGACCTTGAACTTGCAATAAACACAAATATGTGCGTTCCAGATAAAAACTTTAATGAGTTTATTAGTCTCATTACTCCGTTGTGTGATAGCCTAAAACGAGTTGAAGTTTTTACAAGTTTAGAATCAATTGGTAATAAAGCAGAATGGATTCGCTACGGACTTAATTATAATAAATTTTGGCATAATATTGATCGATTATTAATAGAAGTACCTAATCTCAAAATCACATTCATGTGTACATATAATGCATTGAGTGTTACAAGTTTTACAGATTTTTTGAAAGAGATTTATAATCGTAGATTAGAACTTCCATGGGATATAGATTATCCCCAATTACAAGTAAGTACACCATACTTACGTAATCCAGCATTTTTGACAATAAAAATCTTAGATAAATCTTTTAGACATTATATTGACGACACTATTAATTTTATGGAAGAATACAAAGCCGGTACTGGAGTTGCAGGGTTTAATAATAACGAACGAGCAATGTTTAAAAGAATTTTAAGTTGGTTTGATGTTTCACCAGAGGTGCAAGAACTAAAAACTAATAGACAAGATTTTGTAAAATATGTTGATGAATACGATCGTAGAAAGGGCATAAACTTTTTAAAAACATTTCCCGAATATACAGATTTTTATAATATGTGCAAAGACTTATGTTAGATATTTTTCATCTAAGTTATTATGAACCATTTGCTGATGAGACTTTTGCAAAACTACAAAGTCGATTTCCGTGGGCAAAACGTATACAAAATATTAAAGGAATTTTTAACGGACATAAAGAATGTGCAAGGCAGTCACTAACTACAATGTTTTATGTAGTAGATGCTGATGCAATACTTAAAGATAATTTTGATTTTTCTTATACCCCTAGTCCAAAGTTAGAATATTGGGATGGTGTAAAACAAACTGAATGTGTACATGTTTGGCGTTGTGAAAATCCTGTTAATGGATTAGTGTATGGTTACGGTGGCGTAAAACTATTTCCACGTGAGCCATTACGTGCCGCAACAGACTGGCATATTGATTTTACTACTAGTGTATCAGGTAAGTTTAAAGTGATGCTCGAAACTAGTAATTCAACATACATAAATGCTAATGCTTTCACAGCATATAAAAGCGGATTTAGGGAGTGTGCAAAGTTAGCATCTAAGACAATTAAAGATCCAGAAGGTTATTATGATAGTGCCAATGATCCTATAGTATTAGCGCATTTAGAAATTTGGTGTACTAAAGGTGCCGGCCCATGTGGATCTTGGGCAGTTATAGGCGCAAAAGATGGAAGAAAATACGGAGAGGAAAGCCAAGGAGACACCGAGGCATTAGATAAAATTAATGACTTTAAATGGTTAGAAGAAAAATTTAATATGAGGAACGAGGCAGCAAATACGATAGAGGATTTGCGTAAATCTATGCTAGAAGAAAATATACATGCTATATTTAGACTATTACCTAGAATTGATTCCGAAAATAGAACATTATCGTTAATAAGAAAATTTGTTATTAACAAAGGTGAAGACGTCGACGCACATATTAGATTAAAAAACACTTTTGACGTAATTGGACTATTTGTTGACTCCGTATTATTAGATACGCTTTGGCGAGTAATTAATTCTTTTCCGAATGCAAATATTAAAGATGCTTACTCTCGTGGACAAATTTTAAGTAAGAAATGGCTTATAAAAGAATTAGAAAACTTACAAGTAATAGAACTATATGATAAACCTGATACTGTTATTAATACCAGTTGTGAACATATCGAAAATTTTAGAGAATGGTACGATGGCATTGATAAAGGTACATTAGTAATTTTACAAACAAATGATTATCATGAAATCGAAGATCATATAAATTGCGTCGACAACATTGATCAGTTTAAAGAAATGGCACCAATGACTGATTGCATGTATGACGGTGTATTAAACTTAGATACGTATAATAGATTTATGTTAATAGGATATCGTTAATGTATCGATACGATGAAATTAATACAGTTCATTTAGAAATTACACAACGATGCCAAGCGGCATGCCCAATGTGTGATCGTAATATGAATGGCGGAGATGACAATCCGCATATGACCGATGCCGAACTTAGTCTAGAAGATTGCAAAAAGATTTTTAGTGTTTCATTTATTAAACAATTAAAAACAATGTACATGTGTGGTAACTTGGGAGATCCGATTGTTGCTAAAGATACGTTAGAAGTTTTTGAATATTTTAGAGAACATAATTCTAAAATGTGGTTGAGTATGAATACAAATGCTGGAGCACAAAAAGAAGAGTGGTGGGAACGTGTTGCAAAAATTTACGGACGCATGGGCACAGTTATTTTTAGTGTTGATGGATTAGAAGATACAAATCACTTATATAGACAAAACGTTAACTGGGAAATTGTCGAACGTAGCATGAGAGCATTTATTAATGCTGGTGGTAGAGCACGTTGGGATTTCTTAATCTTTAAACATAATCAACATCAAGTAGAACAAGCAGAAGCATTTGCAAATGAAATTGGTTTTGAGAAATTTACTAAAAAGAAATCTGGTCGTTTTATTAGTAGTATGACACATAAAGCAAAACAAGAACACCAAGCAGTAAATCGCAAGGGTGAGGAAACACAAATGTTATATAGAACAACCGAAGAAAAATATACAAATAAGGCGTTAGCAAAACACGAACAACTAGTTAAACAATACGGTAGTATGATGGACTACTATAACAAAGCAAAAATCTCTTGTAAAGTAGCAACT